GGTCGTGTTAGCCGCTAGAGTCTTAGTCTGTACTGCGCCGTTCGTAGCGTCAAAGGCTGTGCCTGACAGAGCGTAGACAGTGTCTCGGATGGTCTTGTTGGTTAGTGTTTGAGTGTTGGTAGACGTTGTAGTGTTAGCGTCATAGCCTTGGACTGTAACTCCAATGTCAGCATCTACAACAATGGTAGCGTCATAGGCTTGAACTGTAGAACCAATGTCAGTATCAACTAAAACATTACTGCCACCATTTTGAAGTGTGCCTGTAAAGTTAGCAGTAGTAGCATCATATTTAGCTGTATCTATATCATAAGCCTGTACTGTAACGCCTAGATTTGAAGAAGTCAAAGCATTAGCAACTTCAAAGGTCTCAAAAGCAACTACCTCAATTAAGTCGCCTGCCGTTGCTCCTGAGGCTAAAACTATTGAAGTTCCGTTAGTTGCAGTAACATCAGTACCGACTATAAGTTTAACGCCATTAAGATACACATCCACATAACCTACAGTATAAGAAACTGTAAAGTTTGTTTGAGATGCTGTAGCTGTAAAGTTAGCCCGTGTATAAACAAAAGAAGGAATATTTACAGCGGCCCACGACGCAACAGAGCCATTCGTAGTTAAGTAATAACCATTGTTACCTGTCTGTGTCGGTAAAGCATCAACATCCCCAAAAGAAATGCTACCCGCACCATCTGTAAGAAGTGCTTGACCACTAGTACCATCAGTTGTAGGAATAGTAAAAGTAGTTACAAAGCTTTGAAGATTACTATCGTAAGCTAATACATCAGTACCAATTGTAAGCCCTAAAGAAGCCCTTGCAGTTGCGCCTGTCTCAGCTACCCATGTAGAGCCATTACCTACAATAAACACACTATCAGTAGGAGTTAAAGCCGCAATAGCTGCTAGATCAGTATCCCCTGTTTGTAGTGCATTTATCTGTGTTTGAATATTAGAGGTTACGCCATCAAGGTAATTAATCTCTGCTGTAGTTACAGTAGCACCATCTAATAAGTTTAGCTCTGTCGCTGTAGCTGTAACACCTAGTGAGGTTATTGCAGTGTTACCAGATTCTCCGACCCAATTAGTGCCATTACTAACAATAAATAGCCCATCAGAATGAGTAATTCCTGAAATATCTACAAGAGATTGATCAGATCCCTGAAGTCCACTAAGCTGAGATTGAATACTAGATGTTACACCATCAAGAAAATTAATCTCTGCTGTAGTTGCTGTTACGCCATCTAAAAGATTTAATTCAGTTACAGTTGCTGTAATACCATCAAGAGCATTAAGTTCTGCTGTAGTAGCGGTAACTCCATCAAGAATATTAAGTTCTGCTGCAGTAGCTGTAACTCCATCAAGAATATTAAGTTCTGCTACAGTTGCTGTAATACCATCAAGAGCATTAAGTTCTGCTACAGTTGCTGTAATACCATCAAGAGTATTTAATTCAGCAGCCGTTACAGTTAATGCAGTTCCTGCTATTTCTAAAGAAGTACTAGCATTTATAGTAGGAGCAGTAAGTGTACCTGTAAAAGTAGGGCTAGCTGTAGGAGCTTTAGTATCTATTTGAGTTTGAATAGAACTTGTAACACCATCAGTATAATTTAATTCTGCGGTTGTTGCTGTAATACCATCAAGGACATTAAGTTCTGCTACAGTAGAAGTAATACCGTCTAGAGTATTTAATTCAGAAGCAGTTGCAGAAATAACTGTACCGTTAAAAGAAATAGCATCTAAATAAGCAGTACCGTCAATGTAAAGATCTTTAAACTCTAGAGAAGAAGTACCTAGATCTATATCATCATCAGTTACAGGTACAATAGCTCCATCTTGAATTCTTATCTGTTCTACTGGTACATCGCCAACAGAAACAAAAAATCCCCATCTATTGTTAGTACTATCTACTGCAATTTTATTATCAAAATCTTGGTCGCCAATAGTATGTATGTTACCGCCTTGACCGCTAGTTCCGTCATGACGATGCCCTGTAGTGCCTGTAGCAGCATACACAAATGCATTTTGTATTTGATTATATTCATTATTGAATAAAGCTGCGGTTATAATATCTCCGTCAGTAAATGTGCTTTGTCTGATATAATTAGTTCCAGACATTATTATCTCCTACCTGAGGGGGTATAATTAAAATATAAACCGTTAATTGAATAAGGCGAGCTATTGTCTTCGCTATAAATTCTAAAACTACAAGTATGCCCACTACCTTCAATAGCTTGTGTGGCAGTAGGGTCTAGTGATCCCCCAAAAGTAGCTGTATTAAATAGACTAGTTCCAAAAATAGCAGGTAGCCTAATGCCTTCTAATTCATAATCAGCAGGTTGAGGTATTGTAGGATCTTCATAATCGTATCTAACACGAAGATAAGGATCTATATCCCCTTCAGGGCCAAAAGATATTTTAGCGTACTTTAAAGTCTTTAAAGTTCCTGCGTCTCCAAAATCTAAGTTAGGAGTTTTATAGTAAGCGTTAATAACTTTTTGAGAGCCTTCTTGGTAAAAATAATTACCTGTATCATGTTCGTAAATATAGCCACTGTTATCTCCGTGGTATACTTTTTCTTCACTTACTGAATTAAAAGCAGACGAAATAGCAGGAGCTTGTATTCCTTTTGTCTCAGCCCACTGAAATCCATCAGCTGTTAAAGTACCTACAAGTCCTCTAGATGCTTCTATATTTGCCCCAGTTCCAGTATAGAATAAACGGTACTGAGAACGATGACGTAACACTACGCTGCTAATTACATAGTCAGAAATATTAGCCGTAACAGAAGAAATAAGAGCCTGCACTTGTCTTGATACAGTTCCTAATTCAACATCACCAATCCTTGCAGTAGCAGCAACAAGCCTAAGTCCGTCAGGAGCGAGGAATAAAATGTCTCCTGCAATTTCTTGTATGCTATATCCACTTAAACATCCTACGTTGTTCGTTACCTGTGTTACAGCTACAGTAGCGGCATTATTAATATTGTCTAATCTATGAATAGTATTTTCACAGAATATAAATAAAGTATTACGGAAGCTTTTTATGCCAGTAACTTTATCTGCGATTGTTACTGACCCTGATCCTGTACCTGTAAAATCATCATCATCATTAGTTTTACTATAATAAATAGTACTTGCTTGATTAGTTGTATCAACTACACATAAATGTTTTTCTAATATTTCAATATATTTAGCCGCAGCAGGTGTAGAAGTTTCAGAGTAATGAAATTTTCTAGTAACCCCTGTTCCTTCAATAAAAAAATGAGCAAGCTTATCTGCGCCAGTAGCAATACTTAAAGATCCATGAGTACCTACTACATGTCCAGTAGGAGCTGTCATTAATGCAAACTGAGCTTGTCCTTGATTAGGTCTATTTAGTTCTGTAAGTGAAGAGAGATCTGCTTGTAAGGAACCATGAGTACCAGTATTATAATTTATCTGTGTCCAAGTATTGCCGTTTTCTGAATAATAAATACTAGTGCCTGAACAAACAACAACCCCTAGTCCATAAGGGTAAACGCCGTGGACTGTAGCATTAGAATTAGGTCTAGCAGATCCGAAAGGAGTGTAGCCATTAACTCTTCTATAGCCCCCATCTGGGTGGACTTCAAAGTTTGTAAGCTCTTTAGCAATTCCGGGCTGCTTAAGCATATCAAACTCATTAAGGTTAGTATTTAAACCACCTGTGCATGAAAATCCAAACGGCTGCGACATTATATAAACCTTATTCTATCGTCTTTAATATAACTAATCGGTGGATCTAAAAGATTCTCTCGCATGCTGCGTAGCCCTTTCTTGTAGTCGTTCATCGCAAAAGTAGCTGACTGTGGGTTTTCTTTAAACTGCCACATATAATAACGAGCTTTAGCAATTATAACATTTGTGTACATATCAGGAAAAACTACTTCATCTGAGTAGGAATTTAGTTTAGTAGGTTGCTTCCAAGCAAAAAACCAAACCTTATACTCTTTCTTAGGGATAGGACTTAGTCCAAAGTTGCGCCCATCTGCGCTACGGATAACTGCATTAGGCTCACCCCAGTTCTGGGTATCTGCATCATCTTCGTTTTCGTTTGTACGCCTAAAATCTTTCCAAGTTTCTGTAGATATAAAGCGTAGATTTTTACTGACGTAAGGAGCAGTTTCTCCGCTTACACCAACTGTAGTGATATAGAAATTTTCCCAGTCTATAGCACCATAATCATCTGCCCAAGATGAGCTAGATTCCTTTAGCTCATACCATCGTGTCCCTGCTGTAGTGTCTACTGAAACATTCCCATACATAGGATCTACTGTCCCGCTTTCAGCTACAGCTAAAAAAGGCCACTTAGGTTCTTCAGTAACAATATCTGCGTAAGCACGATTAAGGCAATCTTGTGCATGTTTTTGAATACCAATAGCAGTTGAAAAATTACTAGTAGTCAAAGGAACTTCATTGAGTTCCCTTAGTAATTCATTAGTTAACTGAAGAAATGTTGTAGCCATTTTTTAACACTCGTAAGTTTTAGGCATTGCATCTTTCATGGTTTTACCATACTGAGGCTGAGAACCTTTAGTACTAACTGGCCCTCCCATGTTCATTTTTGTTTTAGCTGTGGCTTTACCACCGTAAGAATATTTACTTTTGTATGCTTTGTTCTTTTTCATCATGTTTTTTATTTCCGAATATTTTGTCCCAGTTTGAGGAATATTGAGAATGAGTTACTTGACTTTCTCTAGGTCTTGAATTTTGCTTGCTTCTAGATTTAAGAACTATACGTTTATTTTTTTCCATCTTAAAAGTCAGGGGGCTTTTACACCCCCTTCCTCCTTATAAAGTTACTAGTCGATTGTGTAGAATGCTTGTACGCATGCTTCAGGTCGAAGTACTTTAACACCGTGTACATGAAGGCCACGGACAATATCACCAAAAGATGATGGGTCACGGATAACTTCAGTGTTCACAATAGTCTGCGCGGTTGCTACGGCAGACATATGTCCACACATAACTTGGGCAGTTGCTGTAGTTGTTGCAGGTACATTGTTAGACTTGTACATGCTAAAGCCACGGAGCTTGCCAGAGCTTATCAAACCATTACGGATTGAACCCTGACCTGCATTGTAGTCTACTGACAAGAGCTTAGAGTCAGACTGTGAAAGCTCTTCGTAGAACTCTGGAGATGCTACAAACCAACGACCTTCTTCCGGTACGTTTTGCTCATCAAGAAGACGAGCCATACGAGCCATAAGGTCGAGTGGGTCTACTTCAGCAGAAGCACCAAGATCGATTGACGCAGTAGTCTCGCCTAGGCCCGCAGAACCTACCGCAGCGTCAGCACCGAGGATGTGGTCAGGAGCAGAAGCAGACATACCTGCTGCAATCTTAGCAAGAACATTTTCGTCAAATGCATCCTTAAGTGAGTAAGCAGCACTTGATGCAGCAATCTCACGCCAGTTTACATGCGACATGTTGCTTTCAATATCATCAACGATGAACTTGAATGCGTTTGCAGTATCAACAACAAGAGTTGTCTCTTGGTCAGTAAGTTTAGTTTGTGTAACATCCGCACCACGCTCGTATTGATATACTTGAATGGTAGGCTCTTTAATGATTCGTACTGAATCACCGAAAGCTGAAATGTCACCAGAGTAATCAGTATTAGTGATTGCCTCGGCTACTGATGCTTTACGGAAGAAGTTAAGAACTTGCTTACTGTAAACAGCAGGTAGGAAAAACGAGTTAGTTTGTCCTGTAACGCTGTTTCCAAAGTTACCGTTGGTGTCAGTTGATTGTTCAAAAAACTGATCTGATTGGTTATACGCCATGATAAATTACCTTTTTAAAAGACTAAGTTATTTAGTTACTCGGCCTTCTGAGATCGCAAGATTAATTTCTTGCTCGTACTTATCATACTGATCCACAGACATCCGAGCGATTTCCCGTTCTGTCCAAATCTTTGGTTGCTTAGTATCAATGGTTTTTGTTTTAGTTGAAACCATATCAGCTGCACTTCCCTTAGACTTAGCAGGTTTTTTGGACGACTGAGCAATACCGTTTTCTACTTTATACAAATCAATAGCTCGACTTGCTAAAGCAACATTGTCGGGATTTTTGTAAATCCAGTTCTGAATTTCAGTAGGTTGTTCCTTAGCCCAAGCATGAAAGTTTTCATCACCTCGAATATCTTCAAAGTCAGGATGTCTTTCACGAAGAGAAACTTCCGCTTCTTGCTTGGATATGGCAGCTTCACGTTGCTTTATAGTAACTAGCTCCTGCCGTATATCGGCTATCTGCTGTTCACTTTGCATGTGTGCAACTGACTCTACTGTTTCATACAGATCTGGATGCTTCTTACGAAAATCTTCAAGTTCCTCAAAAGACTTGGGAGCTTTATAATCTGGAGCTGCTATTTTAGCTTCTGCCAGAAGTTCCTGCTCTCGTTGTTTAAATTGATTAACTTTAGTATCGTAATGCTTCTTTAGATCGTCGTACCTTTTTTTGTAGTTTGTATCGGCAGATTGACTTTCCTTATCAGGGGTCGCCTCTTTAGAGGGAGTAGCCTTTTTAGGTTCTTCAAAGAAAAGAGTGTTTGCGCTAACAAATTCTTTATCTTCTCCGTTGTGCCAATCTTTTTTCATGTTGTAAGGGTTTGCTGTTGCTTCCTCTTCTACAACTGTCTCAGTCATGCTTATCTCCAAACGGGGCTTGTAGTCTACAAGGTAGCCGTACCATCATATCTCGTCAGAAAGGTAGGGGCTTGTACTTCAAGGTAGCCGTAAAATTAACGAACGCTAGGCATTTGATTAGACATTAACATTTCTTGTTGAATATCTTTTCCCCTTTCGGGTTCTTGCCTGCTCATAAGACCTCCGTCATAAGCACGTTCTGCTTCATCCATCATGGATTGAAGATTGTCTGCGCCTATTTGGTCGGTCGCTTTTCTGGTCATTACAAACTCACCGTCCGATAATCTAGCGGGGATAGAGTCTGAAACACCAGTTCCTGGGCCTTCTACTTCACCTGCTCCAGTAAACTCAGCAGCAGTAGTTACAACCTTGTCAAAGATTTGACTTAGTTGAGCATCTCCTGCTAAAGCATCTTGTAGATATGTCAGCTCTTCTGGTTCGAGTGCTTCTGACATAACATAATTCTTGTGTTCTTCTACCATCATTTTATCTGGCAGCTGTGAAGCCATTGCTTCATCCATTTCTTCTGGGGGAATATTATCGTATGTATCTTCAGGAACTTCCTGAGCTGCTGCCATTTCCGGTGGCACAAGCATACTTTCGCCCCCTTCCATATAAGCAGAACGATGTGATGCACCTGCCATCATAGAACCATCAGGCATCTTATGCATAGCACCACCCATAGCTTTACCGCTTCGTAGTACTTCAGCAAGACCACTGTTAGCTTTTTTATCTTTCATGCCATTCCTACCCATAAGTCCACCTTCATTTCTGTACTGCCGAGCTGTAGTAGCTGCCTTTTTAGGCTGTTTAGAAAATTGTTTGCCTTCAGCAGTATCTTCTCTTTTCTTTTTAGTAGTAGCTGCATACTCAGAAGAAGACATAGCTTCTATAGCTTTTTTAGGTAAGTATCTTTCACCTGTAGCTTCAGCTCCTTGAGTAGAAGGCTTACCGCTTTTAGTTGTCCACTCTTGATCTGTCCAATCTTTTAAGCTTTTCTGAGGCTTCTTCACTTATAGCCACCTCCTGCTTCTTTGTACTGCTTGGCAAGCATCTGTGCTTTTCTGGCTGACCATTGTCCTGCTGATCCGCCTTTACTACCTGCTTTAATCTTATTGAATAAGTTTTTTCGCATTGTAGGCTTTGTGTAATTACCTGCCTCATTTACTTTTGACTTAGTGGTCATGGGTAAAAACTACTCTCTATTACTCAATATGTCTTTAACTTGGTTTTTAAGCTGCTCCATCCGGACTAGAGAACTCACTCTCCCCTGACTGCGGTACACTTCCAGTTCCGATGTTGCCCCCACCAGTACCTGTAACTCCAAGGTCTTGGCCTTCTGGAGGTACTCCTGTAGCGCCTCCCATAGCTCCTTGTTGTTCACCAGTGGGGCTAGGCGGTGCGCCAGTTGCTTGTCCATTGTTTTGCATCCCTATGATTTGTGCCATAACAGCTGCTTCTTCTGCGTTGTTTAAGATCTCATCTGGATCTAATTCAAGAGAGTAGGCAAGCTCGCTGATCAGCTTATCAATCTTAATGAAAGGAGCAACAGCAGGATTCTGAGCTGTCTGGAGGAACATAGTCAATCGTTGACTGCGTACTTCCTTCTGCATCAAGCTGTTAGTACCTGTAGCTTTAACTTCTAAATCTCCTGTAATGTTAAGCTTTTCGTCAAGGAATTGCATATTCCATTGGAAGTAAGCTTCACCAAGAGGACGTAACAAGAAATCATCTAAGTTTTTAATAACCGTTTTAATGTTTAAAGATGCAGCACCAAGCAGCATTGACATACCAGATGCAGTACGAGTCATACTCTGTACGCCTGTCTGTCCATGAGAATAGCTAGGGATACCTGTCTGCTCATCTGCAAGCTGCCTAAACTTATCAAACATCATCATGTTTTCTGTAGATGTGTTAGGAAACTTTAAACCATTTATAGCTTGACCCGGAACGCCTGCTTGCCTTCTAAATACTTTTCCGGGATAAATTTCCATGCTTTGACCGCCTACTAAAGCAGACTCATCTACGTCAAAGACTAGTGATCCTGACAACGCTAAATTGTCTATAGCCATGCGAGCATGACCATTCATTATCTTCTGAGAGTCATCCATGTTCTCTGCCACGCCGATGCCAAAGAAACTGTAAGGATTCCTCTCATATGGAAATGCATGATAAGGAATGCGATAAGGTGTAAAAGGATTAATAACAGCGCGAAGAAGAAGGCCATTACAAATCCAAGCATTAATTTGAACTTCGTCAAGCTCATCAACATCATCAGATAGCTCCATGCCTACTTCACGAGCATATTCAGCGTCCATTACGCCCCAGTATTCAATAACTTCAAATTGACCAGAACCGTAGTCCTCGCCTCTTTGGTCATCTTTTAGCTCATGCTCATAGTCATTAGGTTCGTAATTAGCCCCCATCTGTAATGCTAATCGTATATTATCTTTATTGAAGTAAGGCATTCGGCACAAGCTGCGTACTTGTGACTTATTCATCTTGTGCCTGTGGAAGACGTACTCACACTCTTCCATGTTAGTTGCATTAGGATCTGGGAAGAAATCCCATACGCTCACAAATTCTATTCGAGGAACTCTAACTTCTTTTGGATTGTAGTTTCGCGTCCCATCTTCTTCTTGTTTCCAACTGTTTAAAGTTTTATTAAAGTTAAATGGCCCCTTAATAATACCAGTACCAAAAAGAGCTTGTTCAAATAAAGAATTACGAAGTTCACTAGATCCATGAGACTCTTCTATCTGATCATGGATTAACTTTTCCATCCTACGCGCTGCTTCTTGTGCAGGTTTAGTTTGGTAAATTCCGGGCTGTATAGTTGGGCCATTCTTAAGGTTATCCTTAAGAGCAGCATCCATATCTTCAAACTGCCCTTTATCTGAATAAGTGGCTCCTGCATTTAAGACATTGTCACCTGCGTATCCTACATCATAGCGGCCACGCTGTTCCGCAGGCTCAGGAGCCGAAGGGGTAGTTTCAATTCCGGGTAAAGGAGTTGAAGTATCTAAATGTGCATATTCTGAAATACCTTCTGGTATTTTAGATTCTGATATTCCTATAGGAAGCTTGTTAGATCCAAAGACTACATCTACTAGCTGCCCAAAAGCAGCGAGAACTTTAGTCTTTGTAACCTTAACAAACACACGAGACTTTTCACTCTCACGAAATTTAGCATGTTTAGCATAAAGACCACGATAATTATGATAAGCATTAATCCAACGCGACTCATCGTAGTCACGCGCTTGCTTAGCAGAAGCATATCTATCGCTAACAAGTCCTACAAACTTATTGTTTAAAGACTCTTCTAGCTCTAGCTCAAGCCCTTCTTCACCTTCTACTTCATTAAAGTAAAGAGTATTAGCCCCAAGCTTGTTATCATCGCCCTGCATAATCTTTTCCTGTGTTAATACCCGAACTCTGAATCTATAGGTGTATAGGCTTGTTCCATCTGGAGCTGCCTCATACGCGCTAGTGGATCATTAATACGAGGTCTAGACATAATTAAATATCTTAACGCATCGTATGCGTGGTCTGAAGCATGAGTATCCACATCTTCAGGGTTCGACTTATCTAAAGGAATACTTTGAAGTTCGCGTATCAGGTTAGGGCAGGTATTAAATATCTGTATTTTAGGCCTTCCGCTTTGCTGCAACTTTAAGTATTCGTGAACTTGTATTTTTCCGGGGATTCTAGCTTTATCAGCTCTTCTTAGTTTATGCCCCATCTTTAGTAATGCTTCGCCTACCGTAGGGCCAGTTGCGCCTGTTTTAGCCCACGCAGCCCCATCTAGTACGCCTGCAACTGCATAAGGGTCTTGTGCTTCCATTTCGGTTATCATGTAACCAAGATCAACACCTGTAAGACCTTTCTTATACAGCTCTCTATATATAATTAGTGTACCGTCTGTAGGGTCAACACAACCCCAGATACAAGCACTTTCAGAGGCATAGCCGTAGTCTATCCCCTTAACTCTCTCCCAACCTATAGGGATCTCAAAAGGTACGATGGTATGTACCAATGGATCAAACTCTGTAAAGGCTGCTCCCTCCGCTACATCCCAGTTGCCTTCAAGGAGCTGTCTCCTTTGTACATCTGGTAGTGCTTTGAGCATCTGTTCGTAACGACCATCCTCAGAAAGATAGGGATTGTCATCGAGACGAGCAGGTATAAACTTTCTTGTTAGACCGTCATGACCTATAAAAGGTTCATTAGAAGGGTTAGGGTCTATATAACGCTTCTTTACCCAGTGTGCGCCTGTACCGCCCGGATTAGCTGTACAACGCATGTATGTTTCTATTTCTGAGTCTGTTGTACGCAGCCGTGAAGCTAAGTAGTTCCAAGCAAACTCCGTGGGGAGATGTGTAATCTCGTCAAAGCCTATCCAAGAATATGCTTGACCTTGGTAACGGTAGACATCTGCATCTCGTTCCAAGAACCCAAATTCAATCTTTGCTCCGCTTGGGAAGTTCCAGAGCTTTTCTACTTCTTTGTATTTACACCCCGGAAATGCTTTAGGGTACAGCTCCCTGCTCTTGTCTATAATCTCTCGAAGCTCAGGCATTGACCTTCGTATGATTAAACCCCTGTGAGCCGCCCTATGAGCGTATCTGAGGGGATCTATGAGCATAGCGTAGGACTTACCCCCCCCTGCTGCTCCACCGTACAGTACGTCCGTCTCAGGGGCTGCTAGGAAGTCTGTCTGTGGGCCTGCGTTCGGCTTGAAGATAACATTGTCTTTAGCTTCGTCTCGGAGAGACTTTGGTACTAAATCTAGTATATCTTCTGTTATTAACTTGCTTGTATTGTCTTTGTCTAGCTTTGCTAAGGTTTCTTTAGATGCTTTAACCTTAATACGCTCTGAAGCTAGCTGAGACTTTAGCTTGTCTGTTTTCTTCTGCTTTTCTCTGACTGCTCTTTTAGCAGCCATTTTAGCTTTAGTCTCTGAGTGGAAGCTGTAACTCCTACTCTTAGATCCTTTCGGCCTGCCAGTTACTTTTTTAGGCGTTCCATCCTTCTTTAGAATGAACTCGCCTTTATCGTCTTTTAAGTAACTATCTGGATTCTCTTCCCAATCTGTCATCTTTGTCTATTATCTTCTTTAAACCAACATGGCTGATAGGACGGCCTGTAGAATGATAAAGCCAATCTGCTGCATCCCTTAAGGATAAGCTTTTAGTTTTAACAAGAGTCTTTATATGTTCTAACTCTTCTAGCTCTTCGGGTACAGCTTCTAGGTACTTGGGGTCTTTGGAGAGTTTAAATCCAAAAGGGATCGTGCTACTGGTTCGCTTCATATGTAGCCTTAGCGGGAATAATGAATAACCCTGCGCTTACATTTGCATTAACATCTAGTTTTTCTTGTTTTCCTAGTCCTGTGCGGTCTAGGATCGTTTGAGCAGCTTGTAGTCTGAGATTAGCTTGGGGGATAGGTACATCTGAGTGCATCACTTCCACTAGCTTCATTGCAGCTTGCGGTGCGGATTGAGCTAATATGTTAGAGGCTAAATCGATTATTTCATGTTTGAGAGATTTGACAACTTGCCAATGACTATTATTAGCGTACCCTGCCAGTTCCGCAGCTTTCTTAGGATCACCTCCAGTTTCTACTAGTGCATCTAAAAAGCTTTGTTGTTTAACTGTTAGTTCTTTGTTATTCATGTTAGGTATTATACAGTCTAATTAACAATTTGTCAAGTTATATTTGAAACTAATTAATACTTGACAAAATGGTGTTTCGACTGTATAATAGCTTTGTAGCCCACCGGGTCACATATAGATATACAGTGAAAGGAGTATCTCCTTTATAGATTGTATTAGGTCTTTATAGATCCCCCCATTTCTTTTAAGTCTTTAAAGCACCCGCCCAAAGTACTTAACAGGCTTTAGAGTCTTTAGAGTTCCCGCCCTAACTGCTTAACACTCCAAAACCTCCCAAAATGTATATGATTTAGTATATATACTAGGGGGGGTGGGGTGGCCTCCTGCCCCGTCCCCTAAGTCTCTAAAGACTTAGAAGTCTACCAAGCCTCGTGAGCCTCAGCTTCGCTGAGAAGTTTAAGAGATCTATAAAGTCTTAGGAACTTTATAGATCTCTTAAGCTGTCGAGAATCCTCAGGTCTAGTTTACAACTAGACTTTAAAGATTTTAGAGTCTCTAGAATAAATTCTAGAGTCTAGGAAGTCTTAAAATTCATAAGCTTATGGAGTTAATTGCCCTAACATAAAGTCTCTAAAGACTTTATAATTCTCCCCAGTATTTAGTCTTGAGAGACTAAATTAAACTCCTGCTGCAAATCCCGCCAAAAATCCTCATGTATGCGCCCTTTCACAACCGCATAATGCTCAGGGAAAGCGCTTGACAACAAAAACCGATTGCCTCACGCAGTGTTTCACAACCGCATAATGCGCAGGGAAACGACTTGACCTCGGTAGCTAGATGTTCTACTCGCGTTGTTTCACAACCGCATAATGCGTAGGGAAACGACTTGACCTCCTCAGCCAAATGTTCTACTCGCGTTGTTTCACAACCGCATAATGCGTAGGGAAACGACTTGACCTTTCAGCTCAGAATTGTTAGACGCAGTGTTTCACAACCGCATAATGCGCAGGGAAACGAGTTGACCAAAGCTTTCCGGTTCGGTTAGTCAGGCTTGTATGTACGCTCTTTCACAACCGCATAATGCAAGGGAAAGCAGTTGACGGAAAATTGCTGCCATGCCTTTAATGGAATCGTCGTCAAAACGGCGGCATCAAAAATCCATCACAACACAAGGTACATAACATGACTACATATACAAACATCCCTGCAAACCAAACAGCAACTTCAAAGCAAGTCTACGCTGTAGCTAGCAAGTTTACAGCTTTGTACATAGACACAAACAAGCTTGACCGCAAGAAGACTTGGAAAATTGTGAGCAGCAGAGTTTACGCTGTTCTTATGAATCACAAGGATGTGATCACTCACAAGGATATTCAGCAGCTTTTTGCTCTCGAATCCATGCCACAGTTTATAACTGATAACATGAAAACGGAAGGCTTAACAGACACTCCCAAGCCAGTTAAAACTAAGACTGCACCCAAGCCTAAGGCAGCTAAAACAAAGACTGCCCCTAAGCAGATACACTCAAGGTTTGCTGCTAAGCTCAACGCCGAGGCAGTTAAAACCAAAGTCGCCAAGCCAGTTAAAACTAAACCCGCCCCTAAGAAATCAGTTAAGACAGATGATGGCATGGATGCTCGAATGACCTTCGTTGAGCAAAACGGAGTTATCATGATGGAAAAGATAGAATCCATTGAGTCCGGCCTTGCTGCAATCCTCCTCGCAGTTAAAGGTTAATAATTAAATAGCCCCTTCGGGGGCTTTCCCAAGGAGTTTATTATGTTAAATTTTAAAATTAGAAGAGACAGTAAAACTATATGGTTAGACAACTCTACAGCTGACACCGAATCTAAAGTATCAGCTGTAAAGATCTTTCAGATTGAAAAGAATTCTATAGTTCATACTGTCCATAATCATGGGGCATACAGCAGGACTAAACTTACTTTTAAACTTAAGACAGGTGAAGAGCAGGAAGTTATCTTATTTGAAAACTAAATAATTAAAAGATCTTAATAGACCTTGAACATAGTGAAAGGTCTATAAAGATCTAAAAGACCGCCGAAGACCGACCGACCAACCTAACCGAAAAGGAAATTACCATGACTAAAGAATTAGAAATTTTAACTGAAGCTCTTGTTGATGCTGATGCTGCTGCCCTTGAAGCAGCTTGTACTCCAATGTATTTAACTGATGGTACTACCAGTTATACAGTTAACGATGGGGTCTGTGGTTTCGCTTGGGTTAATATCAGACCTGCTAGAGGTAAGTTTGTACAGCTTCTTAAAGACTCTAAGATTGGCAGCACCGACAGTTATTATGGTGGCTATACAGTTTGGAGTAGAGCTAATACTCAATCTCTTACAAGGAATGAGGAGTGGGCTAGGGCATTTGCTAGAGTATTAAACTTAAATGGTATCAAGGCTACTGCCGCCTCACGAATAGACTAAATTAATTATAGCCCCTTCGGGGGCTTTGGAGAACTAAAATGCTTAGAGAATTAATGATAGATATTATCCATGCTTTTGTTGAAGTACTTACATTTGAGTTTCCTGAAACTTCTAAAAATCCAAAAGGACAGTTAGGTAAAGCAATCCTAGCTGCTACAGTACCTTTAGAAACTCTTGATATAGAAGAGCTTGAAAATTTAGCGAGAGGCTTAAGCCATGCAGCTAAGGGTCAAGCAGGTTATAAAGATAAAGAAAATGTAATTAAATGCGTTGAAATGCGACGAAGTTTAGTTACAAGTATAGAAAGATATAGAAATTATGTAATACAAGGAGAGCTAAACATATGATTAAACTAACAGCAATACTTACTTTGTTTAAATTTTATATCAATCCAGTTTGGAAACTTACTTATCATCAGAACTACAGCGCTTCATCTCCTTACAAACTAAAACAGTTTGAGCATACAGTTATGATTTCAATACCTAATAGTGGTGGTCACTCTTATTATATCTTTGAGAGGTAGCAGTATGGGGACACTAATATTAATTAGATATTTATTAGATCCTCGATGGGTCTTAGTAGCAAGGAACGATTACAGTATGAGGAAACGGAAATACAAATACAGTATTTCAAATAATATTGTATACATTTCAAAGCCTTACAGATCAGGTCATGTTCACTATATATTTAACTTAAAAAAGGAATTAAACAAATGACTGAAACATTACATCATGCAAAAGTAAGAATCGAAAAAGTCTACGGAGTTAGAAGAATCTATCCTGTTAATGAGACTGCTGTTCTCCTTTCGGAATTAGCAGGGACTAAAACATTAGCTGATGAAACTATAGCAATAGCTAAGAAACTAGGCTTCTTGTTTCATGTAGAAGCACCGAAGATATAATATAATATAATATATATTAAACCTTTATAGTCCTTTAAGGAACTGAAAGGACTATAAAGCTTTATTAAAACGGCGAGGCAGCAACGATGCAACCAACCAAGCAGGAATTCAACGAAACACTATTAAAAATTACTGATATGTTAGATCAAACATTCCCCGACGACACTGATTTGCGATTGATTCAAGTAGCAATGGTGTTTTTATTGATAGAAATAAGTAAAGATATTGGATTTACTCAAGAGCATTTTGTAGACAGTATAAATAAAACATGGCATCTAACCGATCACTCAGATAATTTACATTAGGGGCAAACTATGAACTCAGTAAGAAAAGAGAATGCATATTTTGATAATAATACTCAAGCAATTCAATGGTATAGCTTTGCTGACAGCCTGAATCGAGCGGAAGTTCAAGTATTATTAAGTGCAAAAGGTCTTGAACATTGGCAGTTTTTATATCTTGTCGGAATACTAAAGGAGAGGACTTATGCAAGGCGTAGTTGAGGCAGTAATTAAATTAGCAGTAATAATAATATTGTTGTTAACAGTAGTAATTATATTTGAATATGATAAGAAAATGATGTGCGATAAAACTAAAACATTAATACTGGACGGTGAAGTCTACCACTGTGAGGCTATATATTATGATGACAATAAAAGCTCAAGAAATATACAAGAAATACCAAACATATATAGACAAAGATTTGCCATTGTTGGGCTTCAACAGCTCAACGAAGACAGCTAAAGGTAAGAAGTTAGATTATAAAACAGGTATCTTATACCTAAAACCTGCCTCATCAGTAAGCATTAAAACTTTATGCTCTCATGCTAAGAAGTCAGGCTGTGAAGACATATGCTTAGAAGATTCAGGAAGACTTGGAATGATCAACGGACAGTTAGCTATGTACCGTAGGACAATTGCTTTCCTGAAAGATCGTAAAGCTTTTGAGCGGCAGTTAATTAATGAGATAGAAAAGAATGCTACTGACAAGTATGCAATTAGGCTCAACGGTACATCAGATCTAGATTGGTCACGAGTAATTGAAGCCTTACCTGATATACAATTTTATGACTACTCGAAAAATCTAAAGCGTTGTTTCTTAAATACTTTACCTAACTATCATCTTACTTATTCGGGCAGCTTCAATGGCATCAGAGCTATCAAAGATACTAAGAAAGCTTTAGCACTACGCTTGAATACAGCCTTAGCTTTTAATACTAAGGAGTGTAAGGGTGAGTTTAAAATACCTGAGACAGTGCTAGTTGGTGGTGAGAAACGCCCTATCATTAGCTTTGATGATACTGACCTTAGGTTTTTAGACCCTGACAATGCTATAGGTTCTTTAACTAGGAAGGGATCTACTAAAGAACAAAGGGCTAGCGAGTTAGGAAGTCTTAACTTCTTTGCTGACCTATATTCAATTAAACTATTAGAGAATACAATATTGTAAGGAAACACTATGCATTACATTAAGAGAATGAATGTAGAAGATGAGTATGACTATGATAAGTATATACCTTTACAGTCTATGGAAGTTTATAGAGTAAAGCATACTACTAACGATCCTGTTGGTAGTATTTACAGAGCTTATGACTGTGTACCTGTTGAAGGTATGGACTATATAGAATATATGAAAACAGAAACATCAATGGAAAGATTGTCAGTAGGATTTGAATTAAGAAAGCATAATAGATTAACTAATTTGTTTGCTAGTATTTTTAAGGAATGAAACAGATGGCAGCTTTTAAAATTACAGAGATAACAAAGTATGCAACCCATCATACTATTGAAGGGTTTGATTCCGAAGAGGAGGCTTGTGAATACTTTAGAGATAACTATGAAGAGATAATATCGTCTCCTCTACTCACTGAATTAGTTGATTGTTATATCTATAACTGCGAGGAAATAAAAAATGAAAACTAGAATACACGTTAATCAGCATAACATTAGAGCTAATGCGAAAGGTGCTGACCTACCAGTACTGACTGTAAAGAGTTATAAAGAAAACATAAAGTGTAATGAAGTAATATTTCATGGAGATAGTAAGATAATTTACAGTCCTGATAAGCCCTTAAGTTGTGGTGCTAAAGTATGGATTGAAACAGAAGCAAGTGTTACTATAAATTAATATAACTTTCTATGTGTCTCTCTATAACCGAGAAGAGGTTCGAGTATGCTAACAAAAGAATACAAAAAACAACACGCTTTACAAATGCTAGAACAAATGGGTTTCTTTGATATAGAAAATCCTGAGCCGGGATTCATCAGAAGTATTACTCTTGTTAATTATATTGACGAAGATGGTGATGAAGGTATGGGAGTAAGGGAGGAAAAGAATCATGGATAAAGATCCAGTAATAGTAGACCTTGACCGATGGCAGGAAGAGCAAGAAGAAAATGATATTGAAATAGAACGTGCTGAATACTTAGCAGATCAGGAGGAGTACGAATGAGAAACTTAGAAGCTAAAGGCATTGAGTTAGAACTACAAGAACGCTTAGATAACTTTGATTTCTATGGGGTTATTACTGACTACGATCAGAATAGGAAAGAGTGGCAAGGCTTGTTGGAGTATGCAAGTAAACTAGGACGCTATGGTATTGACATGGTGGATTATAAACTTAATGAAATGACAGGAGCTAATCATGACTAACGATGAAAGAAGAGAAGAAATAGCTAATCAAATTAGGGCGTATGTAAGAAAAGGAAACTCTATAAAGAGTATAGGTTACGGCGTTAGTGGTCGAGATGAAGTAAGAAACAAAGAACATTACAAAGCTATATTTAACCCAACAGTTATGTTTGCAGGAGAAAAGAAATGAATAGTATAGTAACTCACTTAAACCCTTTGTTCGCCAAAGATTATGGTACAGCAGACTTCGAAGTAGATAAACGTCCCTTGTATTACAAGCATGACTTAACTTTTGATGGCTCAGAAAGAACTGTAAAGACTGATAAATATGCAATTGTCAGGCCAAACAACGGCGCAGTACTAGGTTACTGCGGTGCTAACTATCAGTTAGTTGAACACAAAGATATGATCGACAACCAACGCCAAATTATCGCTCGAAGTGGGCTAGATATTGAAGGCATTGAGGAGAAGATTGTTACTGATGCATCAGGTGCTAAGTGTTATATAACTCATGTACTTCCAAAGCATGAGATCACTACTCCTGATGGTGACACAGCACACCTTAGTTTTTTAGGTGTCAATAGCTATGATGGTACTTTTGCATTCATACTATCAGTTGGGGCAAGGCAGTCAGCCTGTATGAATGGTCAGGTATTTACTACTGGTGCTAGTACGGTCTACAAAGCAAGGCATAGCAGGAAGTTAAACATACAACACGCTGCTAGCATAGTAGGTAACTCAGTTAAAATACTTGAGAATGAGCAGCACCTGTGGCATGAATGGCATCATACTCCTATGGATAACTATGAAGCTACTCAGCTTATTAAGGATATAGCAGGTATGGACAAAGATAAAATCTATCACAGCTTACATGAAATGCAGCGTAACTCTACGTTTAATTACCTGTTTCTTGCTTGGCATAGGTATCAGCGTAAGCTAGGCCAGAACAAATGGGCATTTTATAATGCTCTTACCGATTGGTCTACCCACTCTAATGCAGGGAGGAAGTCAGCACAGCCTAACATTGCATCTATCAGGGCGGGACGAGCAGATAAAGTACAGAAATTCTTAACTAAATTAGCAGCATAGGAGTAGGTATGCTAGAGCATAAACAGTTTTACGATAAGGTAGAAGATCAATGGTGCTATCTATGGGCTTTGTGGAGCGTAGAACCTCCACATTTATTTCAAAGGTTCTTAATATTCTATGAACGTCAGGTAGCTAAGGAAGCTACCAACGAAGCTGAGAGGCAGCAGGTATGGAGACTTCGTACTTTTGAGAAGATAGAAGATGAAATGCCTGCCATGATTGTTAAGTTTTTTAATGGGAGCGAAAAACATGAAGTCCCATTTAGATTTTAAAAAAGAAATGCTTGACCCTAAAAGAGGTGATAGTTTTACTACTGACTATTACCTCGAAGGGTGGAGAACCTGTACTATAACTATTGGAAACAAGTGGGCTAAGATAAAGCCTATGTTTGGAGGAGGGTCAACCAAGAAAGTAGCTGTTAAGACTCTAAAGAAAATACTCTATGATATGTACTGGAACTCAGCATCAACAGATGCATACTATAAAGCTCTACAATCAGGAGCAAAAAGAAAGCCAAACACTTGGCGAAGAAACTATGAATAAGTATTTGACAGAGTGTTAACCTGTCATTATAATAGTTTTACACAAAGCAATATTACACATGTAAAAACCAGAGGAAAATGTTATGCCAGTATTACAAGGACAAGCTTATTGGGCTTCTGTAAAGACCCCTAACACAAAGTATGAGCCTACTTATTCAGTAAACCTAGTAGTTGATGAAGCTACCGCTGAAGACTTTAAAGGTAGAGGTTTTACTGTTAAGCCTATGGCTGAAGGGCCATCGATTGTTATTAAGCGTAAGGTTGATGGGCCACGAGGAATGATCCGAGAGGCTCCTAAGCTATATGATCGCTCTAAGAATGAGATGGATTGTCAGGTAGGCAATGGTTCTACTGTTAAAGTTCAGTACAAAGAATGGGAAACAGTAAGACAGGGTACTACTTATAAAGGTTTAGACTTTATGGCAATGCAAGTAATTGATCTTGTAGCTTACTCAGGATCAGCGGGTGACGAGTTTGATGTTGAGGAGAGCCTAGAGGATGAACTCTAAAGAGATGGAAAACACTAGGATCTTTGTAGACCGTGAAGGTGTGGAGCATAATATAGATTTATTAGGTGATGACTTACCTGATAAATACGATACCTTACTATCTTGTAAGTTAGAAAAAGATAGGTTAGTTCTGCGAATAGCTATATTAGATGCAGCAGGATCAAGACTATATGATGATCTTTGCTACACCTTGACAGGTGATTAGTTAATAGCTGTGATGCTTGGGGGTGTAACAACCCCCTTTTTTATGGAGAAATATATGGCTTTTGTTAAAACAAGATTGCCTTGTCCTAAGTGTGGTGGTAAAGATCCAGTAGGTCTAAATGAGGACGGATCAGCTTACTGCTTTAGTTGTGCAGAAAGGATAGCAAACTACGACAGGGCAGTATCAGGTGATGATATATCAGTAGATGAGTTAGCCCCTGTTACTGATATGAAAACATATAAAAATAATATGGCTACTGAAATCAATGCGCCGCTTACCAACGGTACATTTATACAGCTTAAAGATAGAGGTATCTCATTAGAGACAGCTAAGAAGTATGGCGTAAGGGCTACTGAAGACCTTCAAGGTAATACACTTTCCCATTCTTATCCTTACTATACTGTCAATGAGATAGCAGGGTACAAGATAAGAACTGTAGGAGATAAACTATTTAGTTGGATGGGTTCACCTAAAGATGCAGGTTTATTTGGTCAGCAGATATTCAGGGATGGTGGTAAGTATATAACTATCACTGAAGGTGAGTGTGATGCTATGGCAGCTTACGAACTACTAGGGTCGAAGTGGCCTGTAGTTAGCCTCAAGAATGGTGCGGCGGGTGCTGTCAAAGACATCAAAGAATCTATAGAGTTCTTAGAGAAATACGAAAAGATTATTATCTGTTTCGATAATGATAAGGCAGGGCGCGAGGCAGCTGTCAAAGTTGCTAGAGTTATTTCTCCCGGAAAAGCTAAGATTCTTTCGTTCCCTGAGGAAACTAAAGATGCTAATGACATGCTTAAAAATAAAAGGCATGTTGACTTTGTTAATAGATGGTGGGATGCAAAGACCTATACGCCTAGCGGCGTTCTAAACGCAAAGGAATTGTATGATAAGTATCAGAATAGAGAACGCAAAGAATCTATTCCTTACCCTTGGCAGGGACTTAACAAGAAACTTCTGGGCTTACGCCGAGGAGAACTTGTTACCCTTACAGGTGGCACAGGGCTTGGCAAATCCAGTATCACAAGAGAGCTTGAGCATTGGATTATTAATAACACTGAGGACAATGTAGGTATTGTAGCCCTTGAAGAAGATTACTTGAGGACTCTTGATGGGATCATGTCCATCGAGGCTGACAGTAAACTCTTTATTGACTCAGTGAGGGATGAGTTTAATCCTACTTTAATTAAACAAATGTACGATAAGTTGTTTAACAATGACAGGGTCTGGGTTCATGCTCACTTCGGTGCTACCGACATCGAAGAGATATTTTCTAAGCTACGCTTCATGATTGTAGGCTGTGATTGTAAGTGGGTTATCGTTGACCATTTACATATGCTAGTTGCAGCCTCAGTGGAGGGAGATGAGCGGCGTACTTTAGATAGTATTATGCATAGACTTAGATGTATAGTAGAAGAGACAGGGGCAGGTATGATACTTGTCTCTCACCTCAGAAGAGTTGAAGGGAACAGTGGTCATGAGAATGGTGTCAGTGTAGGTCTTAATCACCTTCGAGGTTCCCAAAGCATAGCTCAGCTATCTGATTGTGTTATTGCCTTAGAGCGTAATCAACAAGCAGAGGATGACATTGAGTCGAACACTACCCATATGAGAGTTTTAAAATCTAGATACACAGGTGATGTAGGTATGGCTGCTCACTTATTATATCATAATGATACTGGTCGCCTATCAGAGATAGATCCTGAAGACGAACTAGGAGAAGAAGTACTATGAATAAAAACTTAGTATTCGATGTAGAGACAGATGGGTTAGATCCTACAGAAATATTCTGTATTGTAACCTATGATGTTGATACAGGAATCACACAGACATTTGCACCTTCGGAGCTAGATGAGGCTTACAGGCTGCTACTTAACTGTGACAAACTTATCGGACACAATATAGGTAACTATGACATACCAGTAGTAAAGAAGTTAGCAGGTGTAGACTTAAGCGAAAAAAGAATAATAGATACGTTAATATTATCTAGGCTGTTTAACCCTACTCGTGCAGAGAATCATAGTCTTAAGAGTTGGGGCTACCGTCTTAACTTTCCTAAGACTGAGTTCGATGAGTTTGATTCTTACACTCCTGAGATGCTTGAGTACTGTAAGAATGATGTGCTACTTAACTATAAAGTATACGAAGCTCTCCGCAAGGAATCCCGTGGCTTCTCTATTGACTCTATTAACTTAGAGCATAAGGTATCTAAACTTCTAAGAGATCAGGAGGATACAGGATTCTTATTTGATCAGCGAGCAGGTATGCTGTTACTGGCTGAGCTTAACGAGAAGGTCGAGGCTATAATTACAGAAGTACATAAGGTGTTTAGACCTAAACGAATAGAGACTAAAGTATATCCGAAGAGAACTAAAAGCGGTGCTTACGGTAAGCTTGGTGAGACAATGGAAGGTAAGCAAGTAAGACTAACTGAGGATGAGCGTAAGCGCATGCTGTCCAGTGGTTATATTACTTTAGTTAAAGTTATAGACTTTAACTTAGGCTCTCGTAAACAGATAGGTGAGTACCTTCAAGAGTTTGGGTGGAAGCCTAAAGACTTTACACCTACAGGTCAGCCTATTATTGATGAGCCTACTCTTAAAAAGATTAAAGGTATCCCCGCTGCGCTTCTAATTGCAGAGTATCTTATGTTGCAGAAGCGTGTATCTCAGATAAACAGTTGGTTCAAAGAGCTAGCAGAAGACGGTAGGGTTCATGGTTATGTTAATCATAACGGAACTATTACTGGTAGGATGACCCATCGCAACCCTAACATGGCACAGATACCTAGCTCTAACGCCCCTTATGGTAAAGAGTGTAGAGCTTGTTGGATTGTACCTGCTAAACATAAATTAGTTGGCATTGATGCTAGTGGTCTTGAGCTACGAATGCTTGCTCACTATTTAGAAGATGAGGACTTTACAAATGAAATTCTCCACGGAGACATACACACAAGTAATCAAAAAAATGCAGGACTTGAATCTAGAAATCAGGCAAAGACATTCATTTATGCACTTATATACGGAGCAGGAGACGGCAAACTTGGAAGTGTGGTTGGAGGAAGCAACAAAGAGGGCCGTAGACTTAGAGATACTTTCCTTAACAATCTCCCGACATTTAAATCACTTATCAAGCGCGTTGAAAGAGCGGCAGCAAAGGGCTATATCAAAGGGCTAGATGGTCGCAAGATTATTATTAGATCCGCACACTCTGCACTTAACGCTTTGTTACAGGGGGCAGGTGCTATTGCTATGAAGCAAGCCTTAGTTATATTTAGTGAAAGCATTAAGCCTTACAATGCTAAGATAGTAGGTAACATTCATGACGAATGGCAAGTAGAAGTTCCAGAGGAACATGCTGATACGGTGGGTAAGCTAGGTGTTGAGGCTATAATAGCCGCGGGGTTACACTTTGAAATGCGCTGCCCTTTAGATGGTGAGTATTCAATAGGAGATAACTGGAGTGAAACACACTAACTATAAATTTGAAGACGGTGAGTGGTGGTACTATGGACAAGCAGATGGAAGACGTAGACTCAAGGCGCACCAAAAGAAAAACAAAACCAGAATGTTTATTGGTTCTAAATATATCAGCAAGAGTGTGCCTTATCATCAAGAAGGACGTTATAAAACTACTGCTGATGTAGCCTTTGCTAAGATGGCAGAAGGGCTTCCTGCTAAAAATGAAGGTCACATTTATATTATATCTAATCAAGCTTGGAAAGGGTGGTATAAAATTGGCAGTGCTATGGATGCCCTAGATAGGCTGAAACAGTTTCAAACTTCTAGCCCTCTCCGTGATTACAAACTTGAGTATAAAATTAAAAGTAAAAATAGATTACAGGTAGAGATGGAAGTACACTCTCGTTTAAAAGAAAAGCATGAGCGTAAGTACGAATGGTTTAAGATGGATAAAGACAAAGCTAAAAGATACATTCGTGAAGCCGTGGCTCGTGACAAACTAAGGAAGGAGATTCCTAATGAAACAACTTGATACATTAATAGAAGACATCTACTCTTCTATAGAACCTTTATGTCAAGGTGAAAGCTTAAATATAAGTGATGAAGAGCTAGATGCTTTTGTTGAATCTATGAAGCAAGCTATTGTTTCGTGGGCTAGGCCGTCTAAACGTGATAGTAATTTTAATGTAAGGATGTCTAATGTAGGCCGTCCTCTCCGTCAGTTATGGTATGAATCTAAGAGTGAAGTTAAGAACGTAGTTAACCCTCCCACTATGATTAAGTTTCTCTACGGTCATCTTCTTGAAGAAGTATTACTGATGCTTGTCCGTGCGTCAGGGCATACTGTTACCGATGAGCAGAAAGAGATTGAGCTTAATGGTATTAAAGGCCACATGGATTGTAAGATAAATGGTGAGGTAGTTGATGTTAAGACTGCGTCTTCCTTTGCTTTTAGAAAGTTTAAATATGGCTCTCTAGCAGAGGATGACCCCTTCGGTTACTTAGCTCAATTAGCAGGCTACGAGGAGGCAGAAGGGACAGAAGAAGGAGGATTCTTAGTTATCAATAAAGAAACAGGGGAGTTATGTCTACACCGACCTGAGGATTTAGATAAGCCTAATGCAGGGATAAGAATTAAAAACATTGATAAAGTTTTAAAGAGAGCTACGCCTCCTGAAGAGTTATGCTATGAGCCTGTCGCCGAGGGTACAAAAGGTAACATGCGGATACATAAGAACTGTAGCTACTGTGCCTTTAAGTTTAAATGTTTTAAAGATGTTAATGATGGTGAAGGTTTAAGAGGTTTTAAATATTCTAAAGGTGTGACTTACTTCACAAAACTAGTAAGCATCCCTAAGGTAGAGGAAGTATTATGAACGGAAGAGTAGCTAAGAAACACCGCAGGGCAGCAGACAAAGTAGCACTAGCTTGGCTTAAAACTTTAGTCAGCGAAGAAGAAGCCAAGGTTTATACTATTAAAAACTTTAAAGGTTATCTTACAAAGACTACTCACATCATGACAGAAGGGCAGTATACTATTATGCCTCACTCTTATAGGTGGTTTACCCGTACTGTAAAGAAGTTTGGAGTAGATAAGCTTGAGCAAAGAATCAATAGATAACTTTGAAGAATCTGTTAAACTAATTGGAATGGTTTTAGTTCTTGCAGAGTATTTAGATAGTGGAACACCTGTAGAAGAAATACCTACGGTGTACCTACAAGAATTAATTGATAGACTAACCGATGAGTTAAGTAACAGAAACGAAGAAGGGATAATACATTGACAACTAAAAGCAAAATACGAAGTGGGTTAAGGCGTAAAAGAGTAAAGCGGCCTATAGAAAAAAATGTACCTTCTACTTACGATTCTAACTGGGAGTTCGAGCTACACTCTGGGCTGCTTAAGAACTGGAAACATCACAAAGCAGAGCTTGTAAGCTATACAATTACGCATACTTATGAACCTGACTTTGTTAGAAGAGTAAAAGGTAAAACTATTTTACTTGAAGCTAAAGGTAGGTTCTGGGATTACTCTGAATACAATAAGTACATTTGGATTAATAAAGTATTAGACAGTAACACTGAATTAGTTTTCTTATTTGCTAACCCTGCCGCTCCCATGCCACAGGCTAAGAGGCGTAAGGATGGTACAAAGAGAAGCCACGGTGAGTGGGCATCTGCTAACGGCTTTAGGTGGTACAGTGAAGACTCTCTGCCTAATGAGTGGATAGATCGTAAGTTTAGGAACAGCGATAGTTTTAAGATTGAGTACTACGATATTAATAAGGAAGTAGAGTAGGCGCACTAAAGTGTCGAAAAGCATTATATAAAGCGCACTAAAGTGTCGAAAAGCATTATATAAAGCGCATTAAAGTGTTTTATGTATCATATAATATACAAAGCAACATGTAAGGCGCATTTTAATAGGAGTAATAAGTGAGCAGTAATAACATAAAAGTTACAGGTAGCGATCCAGTAAATAATCCTGCACATTATAATTCGGGTAAGCTTGAGTGCATCGAGGCGATGGAAGCCATGCTTAGCCCTGAGGAATTTATAGGTTATCTGCGCGGTAATTCATTTAAATACAGATGGAGATTTCGCTACAAGAATGGTATAGAAGATTTACGAAAAGCTAACTGGTACGAACAACGACTTATTGATTACATTGTGGGAACAGACTATGAGTTCTAAGATAGGTATTCAAGAATATCTTGGTATTAAAATTGATTATGAAAAGGAAGCTCTTTTAAATACATTCGCTAAAGAGACTCTTAAAGACAGATACCATTGGCAGGAAGAAGAATATGCTCAAGAATCTTTTGCGCGGGCTAGTGTCTATTGTGCAACATACCGTGGCGATACTGATTTCGCTCTTGCACAGCGACTTTACAATTATGTTAGCTCTCTCTGGTTCATGTTTAGCACTCCTATCCTTAGCAACGGGGGAACCAGTAGGGGCTTACCTATCAGCTGCTTTCTTAATTATGTCCCTGATAGCAGGTCTGGTTTATCTTCTCACTATGATGAGAACATATGGCTCGCTAGTGGAGGTGGAGGCATTGGTGGATATTGGGGCGGTGTGCGTAGTAACGGTGTGGATACTGCTAACGGTAGTAAGTCTACTGGCTCAATTCCCTTTATGCATGTCGTGGATAGCCAGATGCTAGCTTTCAATCAAGGTATTACTAGGCGCGGTAGCTATGCTGCTTACCTAGATATAGGCCATCCTGAGATTGATGAGTTCATTGCTATGCGTAAGACCACAGGAGGTGATCTGAATCGCAAGTGTTTGAACCTACATAATGGCGTTAATATAAATAATAAGTTCCTTGAAGCTGTAAAGAATGACGAGGAGTGGAGGCTGATAGACCCTAAGAGTAAGACAGCTGTAAAGACTGTTCAAGCTAGAGATTTATGGTGGTCTTTGATAACTACTAGAGCAGAAACAGGCGAGCCTTACATAGTTAATATAGATAACTGTAATGATAAGATGCCCCAAGCTCAAAAAGATATTGGCTTGGCTATCAACCAAAGTAATCTTTGCTCAGAAATAACGCTGCCTACAAACGAAGAGCGTACAGCAGTGTGCTGCTTGTCTAGTGTTAATCTAGAATACTTTGATGATTGGAGCAAAGAAGAAACATTCGTTAAAGATTTAACTAAAATGTTAGACAATGTCTTAGAACATTTTATAGGGTACGCAGTAGACTTAGAATCTTTAGGTGTTTACAACCTAAGCTTTGATCGTTTTAAAAAGCATGTTAAAGAAGAGCATAAAGGTTTTACTAAAGCAGCTTACTCTGCCTATAGAGAACGCGCTATTGGTTTAGGGGCTATGGGCTTTCATAGTTACTTACAGAGTCATGGCATTCCTTTTGAGGGGATGTATGCTACTTCCTTTAATCACCGTGCCTTTTCTTATATTAAGAGTCAAAGTGTTGAAGCCTCACAAGAGTTAGCTGCTGAGCGTGGGGAAGCTCCTGACATGGTAGGTACAGGTATGCGTAATTCACACTTGTTAGCTGTTGCTCCTAATGCTTCTAGTTCTATTATATGTGGAGGTACTAGCCCCTCTATAGAGCCTGTAAGGGCTAACGTGTTTACCCATAAGACTCTTACTGGCAGCTTTAAAGTAAAAAACAAATACCTAGATGACCTTCTTTTTGAGATTGAGCCTAACGAAAAGAAGAGGGAAAAGATCTGGAAAGATATAGCATCTGAAGCGGGGTCAGTTCAGCATTTAACTATCTTAACTGACGAGCAGAAAGAAGTATTTAAAACTGCACCTGAGTTAAATCAGATCTGGATTATTGAACACGCAAGGCATCGTCAGGATTACATCTGTCAAAGTCAGAGTGTTAATCTTTTCTTCGTACCTCCTAAAGCTACAGAGCCTCAGGAAACTCATGATGCTTACTTGCAGTATGTCCATGATGTACACTGGGCAGGTGCTAACGAACTAAAGTCTATGTATTATTTACGTTCGGATGCTGCTCGCTCAGTAGAGAATGTTAATGTTAAGATACCAAGAATAGACTTGGGGGAGTGTTTGAGCTGTGAAGGATAAGTGTCAATGCACATCTACATGGGGAGATCGTGAAGCCCCCACAATATGTGACCAGTACAAACCTATGACTACAGGCCCAGTAACTTACTGCGCGTGGTGTAAGCATGATAAGAAATGCCATGAGGAAAAAGAACAATGAATGGTAAAGGAAGTGGACGTAGGCCGCTGCTAACAGATAAAGAAAAGTTCGAGGCTAACTGGGACTTAATATTTAACAAGGGTAAAAAAGATGGAACAGCTACTAAATCTAGTAAGCCAGTGGAGCAGGGAAAGAAAGATAATAAGTAACTCTACTCCTGTTGTTCAGTTTGCCAAGCTAGTATCAGAGATCGGTGAGCTTGCTGACAACGTAGTAAAAGGCCGCTGTGTGAAAGATGACATAGGGGATTGCTTAGTAGTATTAAATACACTAGCATTGATGCATAATACCACACTAGAACAGTGCTTAGCTCAGGCTTACGATGATATTAAAGACCGTAAAGGTTACATAAATGAGCTAGGTATATTTATAAAAGAAGGGGATACAGCTTGAGCTTATTAGGAACAAGAGATTACTACAAACCATTCGACCATCCTTGGATGTTTGATTATTATGTGCAGCAGAATCAGATGCATTGGTTTCCTGAAGATGTTCCTTTGCATAATGATGTTAAAGATTGGCAGGACATGACCGAAACAGAAAAGAATCTGTTGGTTCAAATCTTTAGATTGTTTACTCAATCAGATGTAGATGTAGGCTGCGGCTATATAGATCGTTACATGAGGATCTTTAAAAAGCCTGAGGCTCGTATGATGATGGGTTCTTTTGCTAACATGGAATCAATCCATCAACATGCATACAGCTTACTGCTTGATACAGTAGGGATGCCTGAAAAAGAGTATAAAGCTTTTGCTGAGTACGAAGAGATGGCTGACAAGCACCATTACATTAATGATCTTAAGATCTCTACAAAAGATAAAGGTTCTATTGCTAAGAATCTTGCAGTCTATAGCGCCTTTACAGAAGGGCTACAGCTGTTCTCTAGCTTTGTTATACTATTAAACTTCCCTCGCTTTGGTAAGATGAAAGGCATGGGGCAGATTGTAAGCTATAGCATTAAGGATGAGTCGTTACACGTTGAAGCAATGACTAAGCTCTTTCGAGAGTTTATCCAAGAGAACAACGAGATCTGGACAGATGACTTTAAAGGCGAGATCTATCAAGCCTGTAGAGACATGGTAGATTTAGAGCAGAAGTTTCTGGATCTAGTGTTTGAGATGGGGGATATACAAGGCTTAACGCGAGAAGAGATGCGTAAGTATGTAGAGTATATTGCTGATAGGCGTTTGTTGCAGCTAGGATTGAAACCTAACTATGGGGTTAAAGACTGTCCTCTAGAATGGCTAGACGATGTGCTAGGTGTAGAACACCAGAACTTCTTTGAAGGTCGTGCTACTTCTTACATGAAGGCAGGGCTTCGAGGCAAACAAGAGAGAGTAAAATTCTAAATGAAAGAAGCTAACCTAGTATCTTTTGCGGTTAAGCTTACTGAGGAGGGCAGCTTCATTACTGAGGTTGCCTATCTTCCAGTAGAGGATATTCAAAAGTGTTTCAAAGGAGACGATGCAGTAATAGTTAAAAAGATTGTAACAGAAATGCGAACAAGATTTGATGCTCTCCATTACAATCTTCAATCAGATATACAGGCTAGTAACTCCATATTGTAGGACGCGAAGGGCTATCAAGATCGTCTAAGTGAACGAACCTTCCATTGCCCTTTTGCTTTAGTCCTACGCCTGTAAAACCTGCCGCTGTAGCTTCTGTAACGAGCCTCAGTGCCTTCTCTCCTGATGCCCTTATGTCCATAGCCCTCCCCTGAACATGCGCCCCTGTGGTCTTCTTTGTAGCTTCTAGGGGGTGTTCCTTACACCTGTAAGCACTGGACACTATGAAAGGAAAGCCTAAAGATTCTCTTAAGGCTTCGATCTTCCGCATGAACTCCTCGTCCATGTATGTATTACCACAGTGACTACATTGTAGTTCAGAGTCTTTAAAGTATTTATACATTAGTCTATTAGCTCTAAGTCGTTAACATTAAATATAAGGTCTTCACCTTCTTTTAACTTTTCCCCCATCTGTAACTTATGATGAGTTCTATAGTATCCCATTAAAGTATCAGCTAAAGCTTGGTCATCATTGTCTGACTTACCTACTAAGCTAAAGCCAAATTTATTATTAACTCTGTCTACTTTTTCTGTCTGCGGGTTATCGTAATAAACACCTTGGAGGTATTCCTTAGCCTGTAAGGCTGCTCTTCTTAGTGGGCTGCGTCCTTCTTTATATGAAAGTAAAGCATGATTGAAAGCGTTAAAAGCTTCTTCATTAAAAGGTTTTGTAAAGTCCCCATGTCCAGAATTATCTGTAGGAACTCGATAAGTAGCAGGCATTATACCTCTATCAATTGCATCGTTAATGAATGTCGTAACCTTCTTCTCATGCTTTCGTTTATACTTATCGTCAACACCAAACAGCTCACCACCCTTTTGGATTACAGATCTTAAAGCTTTTTCTATATAGCCTCCTTCGTTGTATAGCTCTCTTACATCTTCAGGATCAAAGGCAGCAGCATTTACATTTTTAAACTGGTTAGGTTTAAATAGTATATAAGAATAATCAGACTCAGTAGGGAGTGAGTCTTCTGCTGTGTTTTTATATTTAATGCTATCAAACTTATACACATTTTCTAGCATTTCACGAAGCTTAATATTTAAATCTGCTTTTAGGATACTACCGTAGAATGTTTCTTTACTAGGGCTTAACATTTCTTGTACGCTATCTCTAAATTCAGGAGTTGATAATCTCTTTAATAAATTATTAAGAGGAGCAAGGCTAACATCGCGCCCTGTATCTTCTAGATTTTTAGTAACAGCTTCAACTAAATCACCGCTCAGCATAGGGTCATTAGCAATAGCAAAGGCATCCCAGATTCCTAAATCTTTTTCCATAACTAAAGGAGTCTTAACATTTATATAGCCTTTTGACATGGCTATAGGTATTCCTGTAGTAGGCTCAGTGTAGGAATAAATCTCATCCAAAGAAGTCTCGTCTAAATACTTCTCTGCAAATTTTCTAGTGTCGTTATCTATAGCTTTTAACATTATAGTATTAGCCTGCCCCTTGGTTCCAACATGTGTACCAAGCTCTCTAGGTATTGCAAAAGCTATATCGTATTCAAAATTAAAACCAGTGGAAGTGCCACGGTATACAGGCTCTTTCATTTCTGAAGAAGCTGTAAACGTAGAAGCATCACTAGGATTCTTGATTACTTCTTTAATACCTGTAGATTTCTCAGGCATTTTTTCGTAGATACGATTAAATACGGCAAGCTCTTTTTCGTTTAGCATAGCTAACTCAACTTCAAGAGCTTCTTTAATCTGTGATTTTGCAGGAGTAACAAGCTCTTCTACAAGACCTCTCAGTTCTAGATTCATCTGAGCAGTTAGCTCAGCTGCGTCTTCTGCTTCACCACTGCTTGCTGCAAATTCAATATCCATTTCATAATCTGTTCGGATATTTGCTGCTTCTACTTCATACTGTTGATAATCAGTGTCGTTTAAAATTTTATTTAATTCTAAATCTTCGTAAAAAGTTTCATACTTAGGATAAGCTTCTGCTAAGTTTCCTTCTGATTTAATTTGATAAGGCATGTCTCTTGCCCTAATTTTATCTAATTCTGTCTGTATCATATTAGTATCAGCAGAAAAATCCACACCAGTTTCTACTTGTAGTTGGTCTTTTAACTTCCCACTTCTTTCAAAGTCTGCGAACTCTTCGGGAGTATAGCCACGGTTCATGCTAAATGATTCCCAATCAGAATCAAAACCTTCTACGTTTTTAAGCTCATCAAGCTCCATGTCATGCTTCTCGCGTAGTAATACACGAGTTTCTGTGTCGAGGAACTCTTCATATGTAAGATTATTTAAGCCCATGTCCTCGTTTAAATAAGAACCTTCGTCAGCTTTTTTAATAATAGATTCAGCAGCTTTTTCTGCATCAGCAGCTGTTATAGCTTTTTTAGAATTGTCAAATATAGTTTTAGCTAAAGCAATAACTTTACTACCTGCCGAAAAGCCTAATCGTTCTTCTTCATCTACAAACGCACCGCCTGCCTGAGAGTTGTAAGGCTTTCCTGTTAGCTTATCTATACGCTCATCAGGCTCTTCAGGAGCGTTAGGGACGTTGAAGACTTCCCCACCTATAGACTTTTTAATTCTTTTATCTTTATCGTCAACAGTGGTGAGAGGAGTCTGATACATTCTAGCAAATTCATTCTGCAATCTTTTTACTACGTCTCTTAAAGTTTCTCCTTCTTTTAACGGAGTTTTTTCTGCTATAGACATAAGCTGTCTTGCTGTCTGTTTTTCAGGCATAAAGCGTCCTGACATAAACTGAGATATAGCTTTTACAGACAGCCCCTCATCTAGCAACTGCTTAGCTGTTTTTTTTCTACCTTGAACTGTGACAGAAGCTTGCACTATTCTGTAAAATTGTTGTGAATTTTTATAAAGTTGTTCCTGCCTATTTTTATAAACATTTATTAAGTCATCAGAAGTTTTAGCGTAATCAGGACTTTTACTAATCACATTACTATTTCTTCTTCTAAAATCTCTTGAAGCAAACATTAAAGTATCTTGAGGAGTAAACTCAGTAAACTTTACACCTGTAAACGTAGACATCATTTCTGTTTGAGTATCTTTAATGTTTCCTGTAGAACGATTAGGTTTTTCTGTTGCCGCATCCCATATACTTTTAGCACTACTAATAGTTCCGGGAGTAAAAGAATCTAATATATGATAAACAGCAGACTCGCTTTTTTCTCTTGTAGTTAAGCCCGGAGTAAATATAGCTTTACCTTCAGGAGTCCTACCATTATCAGCCGCTATTGCAAACCCTACGTCACCTAGTGCTTGTGACAAGATAGTAGGGGAAACGTAAGGCTTTAGCAAAGACCCAAGAGAGCTTTTAGTTGCTTGAAATAAATAATTTTCTAGGTCTTCTCCATAAAGTTTTCCTTCTTGGATTTCCCTATAAGCAGCCATTAAAGGTTCTTTAATAACACTATAGCTATCTAAGAACTGGGTATCAGCTGAATAAATTTTATCGTCTTTACGCATCCATAATCTAGGTGAGTCCTTAGACCACGGAGTTTCTGTCATAGTGTGGTAAGCATCTTTTTCGTCTTGTGATATACCTGTTAATGCAGCTGTCCCTGTCCCTAACCCTGCCCACGCACTTTGTGTAGTTGCGAAACCTGCGAGCCTACGGCGACCTCTTGCCGCAATCATTTTATTACCAGATTTAATTTCGCGGGAAGCTTGTCTAATAATGTGACCCGAAGTGCGTATAATCTCAGCAGGAAAGGAAACAAAGCTACCGATAGGCATATTTCTTAAAGCTTTAATTCCTTTAGGAACTCTATCGTAGTTAGGTAAAGTATTTTTAACTATGTTAGCTGCTTCAGTTTCTAATACTTTTATATCCCTGTTAGGAAAAGCTTGCTTTAAATTAGCTAACTCTGAGTTGTAGCTAATAATTTTAAAATAATCATCCGTAGCTAAATAAACATCTTCAACAGTGTCAGCAACTTTGCCTAAAGTTTTTCCTCCGTAACTTTTTAATTTATCTAAACCTTTATCTATACTGGTTTCTGCTCCTGTATCTAACAAAGCCCTAAATTCATTTACATTTACGTTGGTATTAATGACACCTAAATCTAAATATTTATTGTAAAGATCATCTAGACCTTGCTGCCCTTGTTTATTAATTTGATTTTTTAATAAACCAAAAGTTGCTCTTGAGTTTTTAAAAGGGTTGATGCCATTAGCAGTAGCAAATTGAAACCCACCCAGTACGTTTCTTGCATGCGTAGTAACACTAAAAACTGTTTTAGCTTTTTGAGAAGTGCCTTTTAAAGTTAAAAAGTTTTTATAAAGATTTGCAACATGACCATCACTAGTGGGAGTAATAAGATCCGATTCTTTTCTTTGTATAGCTGTAACCATTTCAGGGGTTGTGTACTTACCATCTAAAACAGAATTAGTACCTGATATTATTTTGTAACCTTCAGGGCGTGGTTGGTTTTTATTTAAAATGTAACCGCCTGATTCTCCTAGCGCATTTAAATTATCATAAAATCTATTAGTTTCAAAAAGCTTAGAAGCTTTGCTAACTGTTAATATAATATTATCAGAAGGGTCTTCTATTTCACCCATTAACTTTCTGATCTCAGAAGGTATTTCTTTTTTACCTTTAAAGATTTCTTCATTAACTCTTTTAACTTTTGTAAAATAATCGTTATCAGTATTACCTTTAGCAGACTCTAGTATCTCACCTACTCTTGTCTGGGCAGCAGCAAATGCTTGTTCTTCAGTTAAAGAAGGATTATTTTTTAAATTTTGAGCAGTTAAAAAATCTTCTGCATCTCTCCTTACTAAATCTGTAGGCTCGTAAGTTCCATCTTCAAATAATTTATATGAACGTCGAACATAAGTTCCTGCGTTTTCTGAAATAACTTCTCTAATATTTAAATCTAAAGTAGAACTACTAACAAGATCAGCAGAAACTTCGTCAATTAATTCTCTAGCATTTAATACTTCGTCAGCTATTTCAGGAGTAAAACCAAAACGATCTTGAAGATCTACAATAACTGTTTCTCTTGACTCGCCTTTATATTTTAGATCTGTTGTTAAGGCTTCAGAAACTTTTTCAGTAACTTGTTGATTATCAGCTTTATCACCAATATTTCTTAAAGCTACATTTAAACGTAAAGCTACATTTTCTGCACGAGCTACTGTGGCTCTTTGTGCATTCTCAGCGTCTTGAAAAGCACTATAACCTTTAGGAGTAAAGTAGCCACGACTTGTAAATACTTGATTTAAAAATCTTCTTATCCCGCTGCTTTGTTGCATATCAATTTGAGCAGCACCTTCAGGGCTTTCAGAAAAAACTATAGTTTCTTTAGGTTCTCGAAGTCCGGTAGTCTCCTTAGCTTCTTCTAAGTAATCTACAACTAGCTCACCTTTTTCTTCATCAGTTATGTTTTTATAAGACTTTTTAAATTTCTTTCTTACCCTATTTGCTACGCTAAGTGTACCGCCTAGTAACTCAGCTAAACTTCCTAATGCAAGACCTTCTGCTACTAATTTAATCCGTGCTGTAACAGCAGAATCAGCTTCATCTACAGCTAAATAAGAAGCTATATCGTTTAGAGTTCCTTCTTCAAAGTAGTCGGCTGCTAAATTAAATAAATTCTCTTTAGGGTCAGCTAGTACTTGATCTACTACTACGCCTGCGCCTAAGCTTTTTACGATACTGGGAGCTTTTGTAATAGCTTTTGCCCCCACTGCCGCAGTGCCTCCTGCGATATAAGGGACAATCGAAGCAGCAGCTCCTGTTATTGTTTTTGTGTCCTCTAGCTTTCCTTCCTCATCAAATAGCTTTTCTTCAAGACTTAAAAAAGGAACAGAAGCTGCTAGTAACCTAGTTGTTGCGTCAAAACGAGAAGATACTTTTTCCGCACCTTCCTCGCCTCCTCCAGTAACAAAATTAACAGCTTGTACAGGTAGTTCTGCAATCGATCTTCCTGTGCTTGCCATTACTTTTACAAAGTCTAAACCTATATCAGAAAAAGTAGTTTCAGGGTCTTCTTTATCTTCCCCTTCCTCCCCTCTTTCTCTATTTCCATCACCGTTTAACTCTGTTAAGTCTTGCTGAGTTTCTTTAAAATTTGATTTTTTATCTTCGTCAATTAAAGCCGCATACTCAGGAATGTTAAATATTTGCTCATCAGTAACATCGTCAGGAACGCCAGAGACTGCCTGCCCACTAGGTAAATATACTGTTCTTTCAGCCATGTATTTTACTCCTGAGTTAACTGGTTTCTATTAAAACGGAAAGAACTAGTAGTTGCGTCATATATGTTAGAAGATAAAAGTGCGTATTTTTCCATCCACTCTGTAATAGCGGCTTGCCTTGCAACAGGATCTTCTTCCATTTTAGCTAATGTTATTTCTAACTCATCCCATTCAGTCATTGCTACATCAAGCATGGCTGAAGTTACTCTATTCCGTTCTACATCTTTAATATTTTTAGGATCGCCAATCATCTCACTATAAAGCCTAGCTACTTGATTATATTCGGCTACAGTATTAATAGTAGTAAGATCAAGGCTAGGATAAGCTTCTCTTACATTGTCATTAAACACGTTAAAAGCAGCAGTAGTTAGTTGTGAAAATCCATCTTTAGCAAAATCAAATTTCTGTCTTAAAGCTGCTGTTGTCAGTGCATCTAACTCTGCTGTTGTTTTATCTTCTACTTTTATTTGCCTTTCTACAGAAGACGTACCTAGCACTTCCCCTGTGTTTCTATTTGTTTTTGTAATTTCTTCAGTTATAAATAGCGTTGTTCCCACGCCTTTAACATCTTGCGTTTTACTTTCTATATACTTTTGATTTTGAGGTACTTCTGGGACAATAAAATCAGCGTAGTCATAAGCACTAACTAAATTATTAGTCCTTCTATACTCTTCTTCAAAAAGATTCATTTTTTCAGCGTTAAGCGCCATATCACTATTTCTAATAGAAGATAAAGCTTCTTGATCAAACTCTGCTGCACTTTTACCTCTGCCTAATTTACTAGCTTTTCTTGTCAAGAAATCAAACAGATTAGAAGGACGAGATTGCTTACCGTTTAAAGCTACCATAGACTCGAAGTCTTCTTCGTCTACTATTTTGTTAGCTAACGCTAAGCCATCTCTGTGAGCCTGCGCGCGTTCTTCTGCCAGTTTTGTTACTTCTGAATTTATAAGAGAATTGTAAGCACCCGCATCCCCTACTCTTTCAAAAGGAGTAACAGCTTTTGCTCTTTCTTCAAAGGGTGTTTTAAAAGTTTTATAGAAATAATCAACATCTGAAAGACCTGAAGCTGTAATTTGTTGCTGCTCTTGATAATATTTATCAGCATTGTCAGCAGCAAGTTTATACTGTGCTTTTTGTGCCATAACAGATTCACTGTTAAGAAAAGTATTTGTTTTTTCTTCTAAAAACTTATTACCTAACTTAACCCCCATTGTAGCTAAATTTATTATTTGACCACGCTTTATATCTTTTTCAATGCGTTTTCTATTTTCTGCAATTTGGGTTCGTTGCCGACTTAGCAGAGATTTACCTAAATCTTCAATAGCCATTTAATTAAGCTCCTAACAAACTTGGATTGGTATCTGCGTCTACGGTTTCTTCAGCAGGTTCTGGAGAAGCTAACATGCTTTCTTCCACAGGAAGTTCTTCTATTTTTTCGACTATAGCAACAGGTAATACACCTTGAGGAATTTTAGAAGCTTTCCGAGCCTCTCGCATTTTAGTTATCTTATCTTGAGCTAAAGAAACTCCAAGCATGTCTTGCTCTGCCTCTTCGTCATTGTCTTCGTCATTATAAATTATATATTCTATTTCTGCTCTTTCTGCTAAAGCCATTAACATATAAGCAAGAGGCTCTGCTAGCAACATAGCGAGATCAGGATTCCATCTTCCTTTGTCAAAACCTTGGAATAAAGTAACCTGTACAATTTCCATTATAGGTATACCCTGATTTATATAACTCATAAGAATAGGGTATTTACTTTCTTCAGTTATGCTCACAAATAAAAATTCTAAAGCGTCTCTAAGTTCTGTAAACTCAGGAGCTTTTTCAAATTCATAACGATTATCTGGATCATTAGTTAATGATTGTCCGGGGATAGAACGCCCTGCTTTTAGTATATGCTTAACTTGAGAATCCTGCATTATGAAAACCCTCCCATACGTTTAGCCCATGAAGACGTAGGACGATATATAGCATCATACTGAACTTGCGGTAGACCATATCCTACTTGAGGCATTTGCATAATCGGCCCCGCACCTGTAACTTCAAATGTACCTACATCTTGTATAGCACCATACCCCGAAGAGTAATCAGGCTGAGGCGCGGGCTGCATTAAAGACTCTACTCCTGCCATTGCCATATTACCCATAGTGCTAACTACTGCGTCTCCTGTTACTGTAAAGCCTGTAGGCTCATCAACAATAGTTTCCATTTTAAATGGGCTTTGTCCTTCTACAGCTGTAAAGTCTGGAGAAGCAGGTGTTAACAACGACCCTGTATTTATTTCACCATATGTAGAAGATTGAAAACCTTCAGGAAGCTGATCAACACCTAGCCTAAAACCTTCAGGTAATTCAGTAGCAGGGGTATAGCCAGTGCTTTCAGCTACTACATCCCCCATTTGACTAGTAAAATCCTTAGCTTCTGCATAAGGATCAAATTGTTTCATCCAATCAGGAGAACCAACAGTAGTATTCCATGTGTCAGCAGTAGCACCTGCCGCTTTACCGAATGCTCCATCAGCCCCAAAAAAGTTAGTAGCTGCCCCTTCAACATTAATACCGGGAATTTTATTTAATGCTGTCTTCCCTACTTCGCCTACAAAGTTTTTTATGCCGTCAGTAACTGTACTAAAGACCCTTGCCCCTGAACTGACAAACTTTGCAGCTGCTCCTACAACGGTCTTAGCTCCTTGTACAAGAGCATTACCGCCTGCTGTGCTTGCCCAAGCCCCTAAAGACCCTAAGGTTTGACTAAAAGCTGCACCAATTCCCGGAAGAATAAAAGCCATGCCAATTTGACCGACAATGCCGATCTTATCCATGAACTTACCAACTTTACCTGCTACTTTTTTAATGCCTCTTCCAATCTTTTTAAAGACCTTTTTAAATCCTTTTGCTATCTTACTAAAAAATCCCATTGTAATTCCCTACCCTAGTATCTCGCCAATTAAGTCTATCAGATCATCTGCGTTACCTGATGAAGCTGCTTCACCTGACTCATTAGCTAAAGCAGTAGCATACAGTGTTGTTTTACGCTGTTCTTCATTTTCATAATTTGTTCTAGCATAACTTGCATCATCTCTCATTTCTTGCCAAACAAATGCAAGCTCAGCTGTTGACAAGTTATAAGCCTGTGAAGCTGCTGTAGCATTAGCGGCATTAGTGGCAGCAGTGTCGGCTGTATTTGCCTGCCTACGCCACTCTGTATTAGATTGCTCTACAGCTTGAGCATTAGACGCATTCCAAATTTCACGTTGGTTATCTATTGTAGCGTTAAACTGATCATTCTGCGATTTTAAAACAGCATTCTGTTTGTCAGCCTCTAAAGAATTAGAAGCATTTATAGCTGCCGCTCTATTTTTTTCTGTTGCATTAAACTGCGCCATTGCGTTAGATTGCGCGACATTAAACTGCGCCATTACATTAGCTTGAGAAGTGTTAAACTCTTCTGACTGATACTCTGTGGCTGCATTAAATTGGCGAGCTGCGTTTTGAGAAGCTACATCAGATAGCATAGCTTGCTGCGCCATTTGCTGATCTAATATAACAGCTTGCTGCTCATTAGATAAATTAGCTAAATCCATCTTTAAAAAGTTACTAGCATTCTCAGCAGCAATTTTAGTTCTTTGGTCTAATGTTGCTAAATCTAAATTAGCTAAAGCAGTAGCATTCTGCATCGCTGCTTGCTGACGCGAATCAAAGTCTGCTAGTGTTACAGATTGCATAAATTTACTGTTAGCTAGCTGTACCTGTTGTTTGTCATTAAACTTAGTTAAATCTATATTAGCTATAGTTGAAGCATTTACGACTGCTCTCTGTTGATCCGCATTTAACTGAGCAACGCCCATAGACTGAGCAATGTTTGCTTGAGTTAAATTAGTTTGCATTCTAGTATTTAAGTTTGCTAACTCAACTTGTTGGGCGGCGTTTAAATTATCAGAAGAAGCATTGTTTAATGATGTAAGATTTGCTAAACGAACCTGCTGTTCTGCATCTAAATTAGCAAGCTCCATTTGCTGCTTAAAGCCTGCGTTCTTAGCTAAAAAATCAGCAGCTACATTAAACTCTGAAAGCCTTGCTTGATTTTCAGCAGACATATTAATTTGATTAGTAGCACTTTCAATCTCTAAGTTAGCTAGTTCCATCTGTTGCTCATTACCTAAGTTCTGAGCATTTGTAGCTTGTAGATTCTGTACATTAATCTCAGCAGATCTTTGACGATTTGCAAGATTCTGTGTACGGATCTGTTGTCCTTGTTGAGCAGACAAAATCGTAGCGTCTTGCTTAAACTGACTCTGTAGTTGAGCCATGTTGTTAGCCATTTGCGCTGTCTGGCTTGCTGCTGTTTGTTGATTGCTGAGATTCTGCATACGTCTGTTCATGTCTAAAGTAGCAGACTGTATGTTAGCTTGTTGTTCGTTACTTAAGTTCTGGGCTGCACGTTGTTGCAGTGCTGTAGCATTGCCTTGAGCCATAGGTAAAGCTGTTTGTATAATAGCATTAAACAAAGCATCACGAGCAACAGTAGAAGCTTCCATACCCCTAATAGTTAGCTGTTGGTTTACTGCGTCAACAGCAGGTTTTGCCCATAAAGGAATCTTACCTGCTTCCATACCCCCTAGTAAGTTTTCCATCTGTGAGGATACTAAAGCCTCTGTAGGCAAAGCAGCTACAGCAGCTTGAATTTCTACAGGCTGTGTATCTACTTGTGCTGTGACAGTAGCAGGGTCTTCTACGATTGCTGCGGCTACGTCTGTAGGAAGCTCGCCTGTAACAGCAATCATCTCGGCAGCAGCGCCTTGGGCCGCTGTACCTTTTACCGCCCTTGTTTGAGCAGCAGTATAGTTTATCGATTCAGTTATTTGGGCATTTACACCAGTAGAAGCTGTAGTAGTTAATGCTTTTCTTGTTTCTGCCTCAGCTTCTGCGGTAGGAGAAACTGTAACAGTAGTGCCTGTTACTTCGGGGACAAAAGCATCATCGCTAACTTCAAATTTACTTGTAGTAGCCATACCTTTAGAAGTATCGCCCATTGTTGCAGCTTGGGCGCGTTGGCTTAGTTCTCTTATCTCTTCTACAGTAATAGGAGGACGAGAAGTACCTACAGCAGGAACCGTAGCATTTAGTGTTTCAGCTAAGGCTGCTTCATATGCAGAGGGTTTTATATCCCCTTTGGCTATGGCTGCTGAAACAGAAGCAACAGCAGCAGTAATTTGGGTGGCTGATACTTTATCAGGAGCCTTTACTTCATCAAAAGTTCCTAATTGCTCAATTGCGCTTTCTTTAGTTATTCCTGAGTCTACGTCTACTTTAACAACATCAGGACGGTTAACGTATTCAGTAACATCCATTGCTTCGTAGTTTTTTAAAAAAGACTCTGGTTTTTTTGCTGATCCTACTTGATCTTCTTCGCCTATCCCCGGCAAAGTAATATTGACATCTCCGGGATCTTCCCCATCCTCATCTTGATCTGCGCCATAGTCATTATTGTAATTCTGTATTACTGTATTAGTAGCTTTTCTTGATGTATTAGCAGCAGTAGCTACACTAAAAGCACTCCTTGCTACATCTATATCAGTTCCTGTAGCTTTAGCAACATCATCAATAGTAGCCCCAGTTTCTGCTATTTTAGAAGCAATATCACCGTCAGTAGCATCAGGATTAGCGTTTATATAGTCTAGTACCTGTTGTGTGGGTGTAGTAGTACTAGCAGCGGCATCGGTAGAAGCTTTCGCCTCAGCAGCGGCTTTCGCATCAGCAGCGGCTTTTGCCTCAGCAGCAGCTTTCGCATCGGCAGCAGCTTTCGCCTCAGTAGCGGCTTTGGTATCAGCAGCGGCTTTGGCGTCTGCGGCAGCTTTAGCCTCAGCAGCAGCTTTAGCATCGTCAGCAGCTTTATCCGCAGCAGCCTTATTAGCAGCAGCAACCTCTGCGGCTGTTTTAAAACTACCGTCAGGCTGTAATATTTTTGTATTAGGGTTAGTGCTATCAGTCTCAGTTCCCATTACTCTATACCTTTATTTTGGATAACAGAAAGAGTTCCTTTAACTGGACTTTCCTCTTTCGTAACTTCTTCTACGAAGTAAAAAAATTCTATAACTTCATCAGGTGTCCACTCACCGTGAGTAGCCATAACAATCTGTAATAACAACTCTACTTTATTTATATCTACCATTTTTCTTTATCTGCCCAATAGGCTGCTGAAAGTTTACCTTTAGCAATGTTAGAAGCATGGCGAGCTTTAAAGGATTTCTGTCTCGCTTTCTCTGCTTCGGTCGTAGGTTTACTACCTGCACCTTTAACGCCTTGTTGCCCGAAGCGTATTGTTTTAACTGTATCACCTACTTTAGCAACAACAACATGAGATTTAGTTGCATGATTAGGTGTTCGTTTAGGGGTGTTATAGCCAGTAACACCTATGCGTTCTAATATTGGATCTTTACTTCTGCTTCTAGACATAACACTCCCCAAACTTTAAAGGCTTTTATATAGCATATTTTTAACTAAAAGTCAAAAATTATTTTAGTATTTTATTAATCATTTAGATCGTTTAAAGAGGCCAACGGTATTAAAGAGAGTAATAATAGTAGAAACAATATCATGAGCCACAGGCTGTAGCTTATCAAAAGACTCATCAATATCATCAGCTTTTTCAATAGCTGCCTTGAGCATAATATCAAATGCCATAAGTTTTTCTTTACCTGCTCCATCGTCTGGTATAGTCTCCTCGATTAGTTTTACTATATCGACTACCATTGACCACAGACGCTTAACCCAACCTAAGTATTCAAACAAGTTCATAATTTACACTCCATAGTTAATAAAATGGCCTCGATGCCATAGATGTTCGGTACGACTTCAACCCAGTGAGGGTTCACGATGACAGGCTTAACTCCTAGACTACACCCCGACCTTCTCAGATGTTGATAGTGTGAGCAGCCAGTTGACAAGAGCAAGGACACCAACAGCAATAGAATCCACGGTAGCTTCGTCCACTGGTACTGCATAACCAAATACCTCCGCAGCCTGTATAGCTGCCCAGATCGCCCCTGTAAGCGCCGTAGCGGTGATCTGACGGCTTTTCCACTTGGCAGGGTCAGATACTGCCTTACCTTTTTTAAGCAACTCAAATGCCGCCTTAGCCTTTCTAATCATGATAAATACCTAACTGCCGCGCCAATAGATGCTGCTACGACTAGCCAGACTATTCGCTCGGCTGATTTGCCTTTAATAACACTCTCGGATAAACGATCAACCTTTTCATCCATAGCGTCTACTTTATTTTCTATATGGGACTGCCGATTAAACACAGTGACAAGTCTTTCTTCAACACGCGCCAATGACACGATAGCTTCTTGGAGTGTGTCAATCTTCTTCTCAACTCTGCTTAATCGGTCTTCCATTGTTGTTCCTTTAGGCTTCTTTCGTTATCTCAGACTTATCATTTAACTTGGGGGTCGCCCTTGTTTAGGTTATGGCTCTGTAGGCCAATCCAGTGTGTACGGGAATCCTTCTTGCGAAGTAATATCTCGAAGATCTTGGCGATATGTTGCTTCTGCTGCTGTCATAGTTCGATCAGAAATACCCCACCAATCAGTAGCAGATAATTTAGCATTTCTTTCATTTCTAATATTAGCTTCTAAGCTTGTATCATAATCTTGTATTTCATCAGCAGTTTTTTGTACTACAGACCAAACTAATTTCCACTCACTGTTTACTTCTTGTGGAACAGAAGATAATGAAACAGATTGAGTTCTTTCGTCATAAGATGGCTTGTCGCCTTCAGTAACAAGAAACAAACCGTATCCTTCTAGCACTGCTTGACTCATGTTTTTAGGGTACGAGACGTTGGGGTTTTCTGCTCTAAAGTCAGCAAGAGTGTAAGGATACTGATCTAATGAGTTGTTAATAATTTTTGCATAAGACATATTTTGGCCTACTGTTCTACATTATTTAAATACACAATTTCGCTGTCAGATTCCGCAACATTTGTGCTTGGGAAAGACCTTCCTTCTCCCCATATAATTCTTACTGCGCCTTGCGCGCCGTTACCCCCTTTGTAGTAACCCGCGCCTCCGCCGCCTCCATAAGAACCGCCTGCTGCTCCTGTAGTGCTGCTAGTGCCACCATCAACGCCATCACTTCCTGCTGAGCCTCCGCCGCCTCCTTCAGCTACAGTTTGTCCTGCTCCTCCGGTTCCATTAGAGCCTTGACCATAAAGGCCTGTGCCTCCACCTCCGGCAGTAGCTTGGTGGCCATTTATAAAACCACCACCGCCTCCGCCGCCACCTGCACCATCATTGCCTTTGTAAGGAGTTCCGCTGTAATAAGAACCAGAACCTGAAGAGCCTGCGCTGCCTCCATTACCTGAATAGCCACCTGCGCCACCTCCGGGCCAATGATAACCCCCTCCCTGTTTGTGACTTACACCGCCATTACCACCACCGTCTCCGGTGTAGTTTCCTCCAACAGTTGGAGAGCCTGTACCACCGCCACCTCCACCTATACCGGCGACAGTAGAGGCATTAACAAAGTAAGAAGCACCGCCATTACCGCCGGTACTAGGAGTCCATATATCCCCAGTGTCAGTAACGCCAACGCCCCCCGCGCCAACAATAACCGTATAATTAGTTCCTGCGGTTACAGAAATATTGTTTTTGTATCCCAGACCACCACCAGATCCGCCACTAGCATAACCGCCGCCACCTGCACCGCCACCACCGATTGCCACAACACAAATAGAGTCAACGCCATCGGGGCAAGTAAAAGTGTTGCTGCCTATGTTAGTGTAAACGTACTCACCACTTGCAGGCCCACCGCCGCTTCCGGCAGCAGCTTGCAGTATTTTAGTTGCTGTACTCATTAGCCCATCGCCTGTCCGGCAGTAAAGCCGTACCAAGTTGTCCCGCCGTCGTGAGTGATAAAAACAAAAACATCTACTCCACCGGAGGTGTCAGTTAATGTTGGCGCAGTAGCAGCCGCCCAATCTACACTTGAAGGCCAAGTTATGGTTCTAGCTGTCGTGTCTTGCGTGACTTTTAGAGTAAACGCGCTTACCTTTCCCGATGCCGAAGGATTGCTAAAAGTAAAAGTAGTATTCTCAGTTAATGTATGACTAAAATTAGTACCAGTATCTAAATCTATTGAAGTTGCATTAGAAGTAGACGTAACCAAATTATATGTTTCTGCTACCCCAACAAGTGTAGCAGTGCCTGTAAAAGTAGGATTAGACAGAGGAGCTTTTGTATTTATCTGAGTCTGCGCAGCCGATGTCAATCCATCAATGTAGTTAATCGTTGCCGCGCTATCGGCTATGTCTCGTGACTTGCTCATTTACTGCACCTCT